TAAATTCAGTGAATCTTGTATCGAAATCTATTTCATTCGGTAGTAAATCAGTAGCCCAAATAGAGTAGAACCTATCGTATGCACCACCAAAGTCGTAGAAAGAAGTGCCATCATTGATTGGGATATACAATTCTTTATCGAAAGAGTATGACCAGTTCTTATCTGCAACACCATCGATACCCCAATTACAAGCAAAACGAAAATCAATTAGTTTTTTAACTTTACCAAGATACATTTCTGCACCTGGATTGCCTTCGACGCGACCTTTGTTTCCGAGATAATTGATGATATATGTTGACGTTGGGCGCAGAGGAAGTTTATTACTTGCACCGTTTTGAAATACGAGCCATTGTTCTGAAATGATTAGTGAGTCATCAAAAAAAGATTCTTCTAGATTATCTCGATTATCTAACCAAAACACAGGCAACGAGAGATACTCTGCTGCTCTAACGATTGCATGATGCACGAACGCATGAGTGTGCCCAGTGTCCATCTTAGCACCCCATACTATAATTTTTTTATGTCTCATTTTATAATATACCAAGCGTTATTTTCAACAGTTCTAACTTCTCTGGCTTTTTCTCCTAAAGCATCTTTAATTGCATTCTGCACAGACGCCAAGTATATATCATGACCTGCAAATACACCACCAGATTTAACTTTAGGTAAATAGTTTACAAAGTCTCTATATGCTGCTTCGTAGCTATGATCGCCATCAACGAAAATAAAGTCTAGTGAATTATCTTGAAGTTTACTATGAAACTCATCGCTTGAATCATATGAAATTTCAATACAACGAAACTTAGAGATTCGTTCAAAACATCTACGCTTAATCTCTGCTTGGCGTTCCGTAGTGATTCGTGTACCGTCCCAATCAACATACGTAGGATAGTTATCGATAGCGTAAAGTTTTTTGATGTTTGGAATATTTTTAGCAAACGCTTCAGTAGTAAATCCATGACAGACGCCAATCTCACAACCTACTAAGTCGCCTTGCAGTTGTTTGATAGCAGGAATTAATCCTATACCTGAAATGAAGTTTTCGCGTTCTGCGAATTCAAGTTGTTTATCAACCCATTCTATTGGACCTAGATGGTCATATGGATCACGACAAGTTGGTTTTTCGTGTAGCATTCCATTTGTAGTATCAATAATAAAATCACTCATATTTTTTCTCTATAATGTTTTTCCATTCAGGCACTCTATCATACTGATGCACCATTGCGAATGGAACACCTTTTGATGTGCAGACTGTATTATCTACTAAAATTGGAGACTTTTCAAGTAGTCTGTCTCCATATTTACCTACGATCTGAGGTCCAGTCGTACCTAATTGTGCAGCATATCCATCTTCAGACATTGCAAAATTAGTTACTTCTTTATACTGTTTCATATTTAACAAAACATTTAACGCTGCTTGGTCTGGTCCACCGCCACCTTCGATAAGATGTGATGTACCGTTGCATAGCATATAAATGTTCAAAAACAAATCAAGCATAGCATCAAATTTACCTGATATTGTGCCTGCATTATAAATTGTATTTTGTTTATTGTGATCGTGAATCAGAGGACCGAAAGACTTGAGTAAATTGTGATTACCCCAATTTTCATCTTGATATCGAATAGATTCAGAAGCTACGTTGATTTGTTTCTGACCCATATGGGTTTCTAACCATGTGATTGGATTGCTTTGAAACACAACATCTTTTACATCAGTTGTTACGATGTAACGATAAGAACCAACGAATGGTTTTAAGAGATACCAAAGATGAAGAAATCTTTCAACTACGATTGAAAAATTTTCTTTGTATTCTACTCGACTTTTTTCATCATTCTTTTTGAATGCAAGAATGGTATAATTTCTTTTGACTAACTCTTCAAGGGTATCATAATTTACATTATAACAAATCATCGCTTTAGTGCCAGTAAAGCCGCAACGATCTAAAGAATTCACCCAAGGTTTAATTTTATCAAAATCATAACCAGTAATACAACCCACAACAATGTCGTTCATAATAACTCCAATAATTTATTTTTTCTGCTGAATATATCCTTTAAAAGATACTGGCTTCTTTTTTACTTGCTGCTCATAACCAGGCGTATCTTTTTTATACGAATTCACTAATGTATCTGTACCATCTTGACCTGCACCAGCTTTAGGTAGAATATCAGGTTTAATATTTTTAGGCATATTAATCTCTAGTTAAAGTTAATATTTTTTGAATCTGTGCTTCAATCATTGACTTACGATTAGGCCAATAAATGTATTCTTTGTCTGCAGTCTTCAACAACTTAGTAAAAAATGGTATAACTAATTTCTCAACTTCTTTTAATCTATCTTTATAAGCCTCTGCTGTACCAGCAGTTTCGTTGATTACTTTATTATACTCTTCTTCTGAAACTGCAGAGAAGCCAAAATCATCTTCTCCGTATTCAGCTAGTATCTTATTTAGATCGTAAGCCATTAAGCACTTTCTTTGATGAAGATTCCGTTAACCATTTTACCTTTACGATCTTTGATTGTATCGTAAGCACACTCTACGCAGTATTCAACATTCACTCCATATTGTTTTGCGATGACTGTCAATACAACGATTGCATCACCAATACTATCGTAAACTTCAACTTCATTATTTTTTGCCATAGCACTAGCAAGTTCACCAATTTCTTCCATCAGCTTTATCATCTGTGATTTTGCTGTGCTGCCTTGAATGAGGTTTCTATCTTCTGCCCAATTTCTAATATTTTCAAAAACTTGCATCATTTACTCCAATTTTTAGCGGCTGTAAAGTTAGCATGAGCAAACTCCAACCTATCAATTAATTTAACTGCATTACCTTTTAATTTATCTACAGCAACAAAACCTTCTGGATTAGTTACTTTGAACCCATCATCAGTTTTTAAAAATGTACTTGTTACTTGTCGCATCTGTTGTAGTTTCTTGATAATCATATTCTTTGCATCTACTAATCCGTTTTGAATATCAAAAATCTTTTTAATCTCTGCAGCATTGTTACGATAGAAACGCATAACTTCTGTTTTCTCTTGCTGTTTTTTCTTTTTAGTGTTCTCCATCTTTACGGCAAGTATTTCTTTGTTTAACTTTGCTTCAACCCAATTAATTAGTTCGCGTGTATGAAGTGCTGTGTTCTTGATAGCTTGACCTTCACGAACTTTGGTGTTATTGAAAGTTTTAATCTGCATCAATAAAGTTTCACTTACTGAAATTTTATTCATCACCATAGGGTTGATGCTTTTGAATAACGAACCTACATTAGAAAGTATTCTAGTAACTTGTTTCGTTTCTTCTTCAGTAAATGTTGCTGTACCTGATGCATCTACAAAATATGCATCACGAAACCAAACATCTTTTGTTGGTGTGAGATTATTAATATCTATGTTGAATGAGGCTTTCAAATCTTCAATCGTCTTACCTGTGTATGAGGTATGAAATACGATACCCATCTGTGCAGCTTTCATGCTTTGTGCTAACTTAGAAGACTCTGGTACTGCGTAAACAATAGTGTTTGGCTGAAAGGTAACATAGTCTTCATCTTCGATAGTTTCAGATTTCAAATCGCCTTTAGTAAACATCATATCGCCTTGAAGAATTCCTTTGATACCCAATTTAGGTAAGTATCTAAGTGCTACTTTAAGTTTAGCGTTCAATCCTTCTGAAGAATGATTCGCATCAATATCAGCATCTGTATAATTTAGCTTTGCATTTTTGTTGAACAGACCTTTAGTAGCAACAAAAAACTTACCGTTCTCTGGATTTGTACCACAGAAAACAGCAGGCGCGCCATCCCATTTAGTAGTGACGTTAACTTTAGTTTCGGAATGACCTGCAAGCATATCACGCAATGACAAAAGAAAATTAATTGCTGCGCGTGTTCCTGCTACACCGTTGTTAAGAACTTCATCTTCGATATGTTCATAATTACTCAAGATGTAAATTCTTGCCATCTTTTTCTTCAGCAAGAATTACATCTTGAAAGCCCTCCCTAAAGTCTTTAAATTTATACATATGATATTTTTATTCCGTATTTTTTTGAAAATCTACCACTTTTAGCAATACTTTTTAATGTTGAATATGGCGCTATTGTTTTTTCATCATAAAATTCTTTGAGACAATCGTAATATTTTTTCGTAGTATCAGTTTCAATTAAAACTTTTTTAGAATTTGGATTGTTTGATCCAAAATGATTAGGTTTATTCCAATTTCTATTAACACTTTTAGAACCTATTAACAATTTAGTTTCAAATTTATGTTTTTTACCATACATTGGATTGTTAGATCCTTTTACATCTCTTTTCGACCAATTCCTACAAATTTTTCTTTCTTCTTTATTTAGGCGAGACCAATATTCTTTCAGATAATCACTGTTACCTCCAAAACCTCCAGATGTTAAATTGTAGAAAGAAGAATCCTCGACGGCATTATAATACTCAATCCAATAAATTTCTAATCGACTCATTTCGTCAAATGAATGACATTCTTGTAAAATAATTCTGTCGAAATTTTCTTTACCGTATTTTTTAATAGCCTGTTTTAGTAATTTACCAGAACCTAAATAATTTTCATGATGTGTATATTTACACATTCCAATATATTTTTTACCATTAATATTATTTGTTGTTAGGTATATAAATCCATACATGATTTTTCTCCTATCATGTATTTATAATAATTTCATCTTCAATGTGTTCATTCAGTTAAGAATTCTGAAAATTTCATAGATTGACTATTACACCTGTTGAAGGAACTTTATCGGTAACTACAATACGTCCGGCGCTATCGCCTTTAGATGGTGACTTACCATAAATTT